CCCGTGTTCGAGGTTCGTGATCGTATTGCTGTCGGCGTCGATGGTGCTGTTCGTGATCGTGACGCCGTCCAAGGACGTCAACGCGTTGAAGAACTGGGTTACGGTCGCCTTGCCCGTGATGCTTGCCGTCTGCACCAACACAATGTCGGTCGACGCCACGGACGACAGGGCCGCGAAATCTCCAAAGCGTTTGGCGGGTCCGACTGTCATGCCACATACCCCCACTCGTTGCGATACGCCGTCCACTCCCAGCATTCGCCGGAGCGATCAACCTTCTCCCAAAAACGGTCAGTATATGAGGCCATGCCGCTCATTCGCTCAGGTACCATTCATTTCCCTCGGAATCGACACCGAGAATGTTGTGGTCGTAAGCACCGAGGATCAGCGTGCCGTCCGTCTCTTCCGAGCGAACGACGGCCTCGTCTGGCCGCGCGTTGCGGATGACGGTGCTTTCCGTCTGCCGCGACGGCTTGCGATATGGATCCATTTCATCGTTGCACGGCGGGCAGACCAACAGGCCGGGGCTATTGCCGTCCGGCTTTAGAACGTCGTGCTCGACCTTGAACCTGCAGCGGTCGCAGATCCCGATCCTTGTCGTCGTGGAGAGGTACTTAGGCATTGTACACTCCGATCTGCGGGATCAGGTACGTCGGCGAATCGTCGCGCTCCTCGTCAGCGGCTTCCTCGAACAGCGATACCGCCTCGATCTTGTTGTTCTGGTGCCGCACCAGACGGTCCTGGGACCACTCCCCGGGCAATTCCGGCATCATCGCCACCGCGAGCGCGTACCGCAGCGCCATGCGCCACCGATCCGGCACGTCGATATCAAGCGTCATGTCGCGCCCCAGGTCTTGGATCTGGGCATGCCTCCACACGACGAGTTGGTTTAAGGCGCTGCTCGACGTGGGGTTGATCCACATGCGCGCTTGGTCCCGCTGGCGATCAAGCCAGTATTGGTTCGGCTGCCCCTGCCCCTCCTTGGACGGCAGAGCGGTATAGGTGTCCCGGTTAATCCGGGAGAGTGGCACCTCGGACTGATTGCGCCCGAACACAATCTGCCGCGCGACGATCGTCCCGGTGGACGTTTCGCGGACGCGGAAATATTGAGCGGATTGCGGCTCGTCGATGTCCTTCCAGACCCACTCGCGATCGGTATACGTCGCGCTGTCCAGGTCGAGGATCGTGCGCCATGTCGACCCGTCGTCGGAGATTTCGAGGATCAGGTCCAGCGTGCCCGTCGCCCCGGGGAGATACCCGAATGACGTGACGTAAACTGCGGACCCGAAATTGTATGAGACGTTGCCGCCGGTCGCCGTCTGGGTCAGAAGCGTGGTGATGTCGCTATCGAAGGCATTGGCGACCGTGCCGCCCGCAGACGTAGCGGGGGTGCCGCCACTCGGGAGCGTCAACGAGCGATGGTTGGCGTCCAGGACGTCAATGGTGCCTGTGGGCAGCGTGACAAACTGCGCGCCCTGGTACAGCCCCTGGACGACCTTCTCAATCCGCCACAGATTGATGCCCCTGTTCGACCACGATTTCAGAAGCTCGTCGAGGGCCTGAAAGGCGACATCGAGCATCTCGGCGTTCAGCATCTGTGGCGTGATACCGCACAGACGGAACGACCGATCAAATATCTGCTGGACCGTTAAGGTCGAAGTTGAGACGGTGCCTGACGTGGCCATGGATCACCCATCCGGCTGATCCCCGTTGGCCACGCCGTCCGGCGCAGGCTCTTCGCTGGGGCTGTTGTTGTTCAACGCATCGTTCTGCTTTCGCGTCTGGGCCAGTATGCCCACGATGAGGCCGTTCGCCTCACGCCATGGACGCGCCGAGAGAACCTCTAGCACATAATCCACCTCTTCGCGAGATAGATCAAGGTCATACCTTGGCGGGGCGTCGATCACGGGCCCACGCCGATCTGCACAATGGTCAGCTTAACGCCGCCGCCGCCGCCGCTAGTGACGTTCAGGCGGATGGCGCGGCATGGCTCGGTGATCACGCCCTGGATACTGCCCGTCGCCCCCACCAGAGATGCGTCGTGGCAGTCGAACCACGTCATCCCCGACTGATCCGTGACGAACGGGTCATCCAGGCTGACCTGCACGTCGGCAGCGATGGCCCCCGTGGCCGTGATCGCGAGGCCGACGTTGAAGGCACCCAAGTTGATGTCCAGCGGGACCACGGGACTCGTCGTGTTGTCGGTAACGGTAACGTATGTCGGCCTCATGACCAGACCTCCCTATCGCGTTTCTTGCCAGAAAACATTGGCCGACAGGCTGCCAGTGGTGCCCGTGAACTCCAATCCTGTCACCCAAAATTCCGTCGGGTTCGCCCCATCAATATCCAGCGTCATCGGCAACCGACCCAGCAAACCAGCGCCGCCAAATCCCGGATTATTGTTACTCCCCTGAGACGCGGCTGGCACACTAAATGCGTTTACCGGGATGCCTCCGGTCACCGAGGTGCCGGTGACGTTGTACTCGACGATACTGTCGGGATGGACGCTGACCCACGACCCGCCGGTAATCGTGGCGTCCCACCGGCCCCTGACGTGGATGATTTCGTTCTGCGCCAGCGCGCTCACGCCGCTGATGATGATGCGGCCACGGTTCGTGATGCCGTTGAACGTCGCTTTCGGGCGGATGCCGATGATCGGCACCGGGGTGGTGCCGCCATTTACCGTGATGGGCACGATGCCATTTGACGCGCAGAACGGGATGCCGCGCGGCGACTCCTGTAACCCGCCCTCGGAAATCACGCTGCAGCAGATAGCCTTCATGGAAGCGCCTGCGGCCACCCCGGTATCGTTTACGATTTCCCACCGGACCGGAAGGTTGGCCGTCGTTATATACACGCTGTCGATGACATTGGCGTGATCAAACCGGTGGACCGGCACGACTTGACGACCCACCATGAGCCCCGCGAACACCGAACCGACGCCGAGCCACTCGAAATCGAACCACAAGATCTGTGCCTGCTCCGGGTCCAGCGTCACGCCGCTCGGGCCATTGCCGTCGAGCTGATCAATATTCCAGGCCGTCTGAGCGACCTCAGTGTCGACAACCGATCCCGTGATCTTTGAACGCTTCACGAGTGCGACCGACCCGGCCTCCTCCTTCAAGAAAAACCCGTTATCGTCGTCGCCATAGCCCATGTACTGCTTCATGTTCGTTTGCCCGGAGGCAAACACGCCGGTCATCAGGATTAGCTGCGACTTGCCGGGCTGATAGCGCACATACTCACGCGTTTGCCGGACGACCCGGTCACCGCTCGCGGTCGTAACGTCCAGACGCGCTGCACCCTCATTGGGCAGATGCGTTACCGACGCCGCCCCGACGGTCTTCTCGTAGAACACGACGTTCGACAGGGTGTCGTACTGCGACTGACTGTCGAACAGCGTCACCGGATTGCTTGTGCGGACGCGCGCGAACGCGTCGAGCGAGGTTGGATTTGTCCGAGGTTGTGAAAATTCCAGCATTATCCGAACGCCCATACCCTGTACGCGGCCGCCCCCGAGCCCACCTGGAGCGAGATCTCTTTGGTCGAGTAATTTTCGATCTGAAACGATTCACCCGCCTTCAGGGTGATCGTCTCGGCGTGGTTCGGCGTCAGCTTCAGCAACAAATCAGCGTTGCCGCTGTCGTTCATCACCATGATTTTGAGAGACCTCCACGGGAACGTGATCGTTGCCGCCGTAGTGGTCGCGGTCCCTTCAGTCGAGGCGTAGTTAGCAATCGAGCCGTAATCCATCACGCGTCTCCGCCGCGAATCTCCTCGATGGTCTTGCCGCCGTAGCCGTACAGCTCGCGGCGGTCGCTCCAACTGTCGAGCAGGACGCAACGTCCCGCCGTCACGACCTTGATGCCTTTGGCCGACGCGAACCCCAGCCAGTATTCGGTACAGGCCCGGCCAGCCTCTCCAGCATTCTGGTTCGGGTAGGCGTAGTCGCAGCCGAACATCCAGATCTCGGGGCGCTTCTCATAGACCGCGAGCGCCACGGCATATGCCACCGTGCTGTTCAGATACGGCAGGGACACCATCCCGAGAACCTCTTCGAGCGGGAACGCCACGCTGGTGGGGAACCGGGGATCAGGCACGCCGGTGTAAATTGGAACGCCCAGTTCCTGGTATCGCTTCGCCATCACCGGGTCGGGATCTATGACCACGTCCTCGGGGGTTTCGTGGTAGCCGGACATGCTCCCCTTGGGGATAGTGAACCCGTCGATGTAGTCGCCGAGCGGGTCGATATGAAACGCACGGTCGCAGCGGATCACCGTCGACATCGTATTGATCCCCCAGATCTCGTGATCCGCGATCATCGGTCGGTTGCCATCCAGCAAATTCATGTGCATGTAGCTGATATGCGAATTGCCCATCGCCACGATGCACACGGGCTTGGGTTTGGACAGAGCAACCGCCCCCGATTTCTCAGGGGCGGCTTTACTCGTCTTCCGGCTCTTCGCCGGTTTAGGCTTGGTCGACGCCATACAGCGTTTCCTTCGCGGATGCGTCGACGATCATCGTCAGAGTGACGTATGTCGACCCATTCATGGTCGTCTGCGGATCAATCGTGCCGCGAGTGTCGCCCTTGGTCGCGGTGGCGGCGGTTGTCACCCCCACCACGAGGGTTCCGCCCGTGACGGACAGACCGTTTTCGGTATGGCCCGCGCACTTGCCCAGATCGTCAAGCAGGTACGGCAGGCCGAGAATGTCAGCGGTGCCGATGTTGATGGCATCGCCCGCCGTCGTCGTGGCGAGATTCGAACTGGCACCCGACACAGTCAGAAACGCCTTCTGCCCGTTTACGGTGCCGGTCGGACCGACGATGTCCTCGGAGAGGGCTTCGCCGTACTTGTCGGTGCCGCTGATGGTGAACGTCACGCTCGAATTGTCCGCCGTCGCGGTGATGGACACCGCCCGAGGAACGTCGAACGTCGCCACACTCGTCGAGACCAACGCCCCGTTGAGAGTGAAGCTCCCCCCGGCTGTCGCCGTGGTGTAGGCCCCGTCCACCACACCGTCCGCGTCCAGCGTGGCCGGAGCGCCGAGTTGCACGACCACCGCCACAGCGGATTCGTCATGAACCTGGACGCCCAGGTCGTGTCGACCCGCCGGGTTGCTGGAGCCGAGGATGCTTCGACCGTAGTAAGCGCCACCGATCTGAAGGCCGTCTTTATGGTGGGTCATATCTGACCTCCCTTGCTAGGGGGCGGCCACCGCCGCCCCCGTTGAACGGTCTCCGAGCTAGACGCCCGCAGTACCCCACACGCAGCGCGGGTCGGTCCATCCGGGGATGTACCGTTCCGTGCATTTATAGCGCATGGAGTCGGTTTCAAAATCACCTTCCATCGACTTGTCCATCGGACGGCGCATGGCCAGACGCAGGCCCTTGGGGGCGTCGGTCTGGATCCACCAAGCCGTGGACGACGTCAGGCGGGTGAGCGTGGTCGCGCCCTTGCGGAGCAGTCCCATCGACCGAACGGGGTTGATGTCGTTGTCCGCCGTGCCCGGGCGCAGAGCCGTCTTGAGGATGGTCTCCGCCTGGAACATATTGTCAGGGCTGACGATCAACTGCTCCGGCACCAACCGGATCTTCAGGCCGTTATTGTTAACGGCCTTGCGGATCTGGATCAGCATCTGCTCCACCGACGTCTGCGAGAGGTTCGCCGCCGTCGCCAGTTGATTGCTGAAGGTGGAGTTTTTAATCGGATGCCCGGTGTTCACGAGGGACACACCGTCGCCGCCGACGTAGGAACTGTTGAACGCTCGGTTCAGGATGTTCGCGCAGAGCGTCTCCTTGGTCTCAATCATCGACTGAGAGAGATGCTCCGAGAACGTCCGACCGATGGAGATATGATCCCCGTCTTCGACCAGCACGCGCGTCAGAGCGAATGCGAGGCCGTAGACCCGGTAGACGTACCGCGCGAGGAAGAGGACGCCACCGGCATCGTAGGTCACCGGAGTGCCGTCAGGCAACTCGGGGGCCGATCCGAAACCGTACATCACGGGCTCTTCATGGTAATTCCGGGGCGTGCCTCGGAACTGCTTGAACACCGCCTTCCACTCATCCCCGCGTTGGGAATAAATGCCGTCGAAGGCCTCGTTCATGATCGGTTCAACGATGGACTTGAACCGAGTGGATGTCATCGGGGTTGCCATTGATCATCTCCCCATTAAATCGCGGCACGATCAGCGGTATAGGTATGCTCGCTGATCCGCACGTAAACGCGGGTGTAGGTGTTACCCCAGTCCTCGTTCACATCGTTGGAGAGATCCACGACGCGGAAGCCCGCGTTGTTGCCCGCGCCCACAAGAGAGGCGGACAGCGTGCAGGACGACAGACCGGTGTCGGTCGAGCCGTTCGTGGCGTTCGAATGGTCAGCCTGATCGCCGATCGCGGTCTGGGCGAGACTTCCGTCGCACTCACACTCGTAGATGATCGACTGATCCGTGTACACGTAACAATAAATGTCCGTGTTGGCCTTGGTCGTGGTCGAGGCGGGCCAGTGCGCGCTGACGACCTGACGACCCTGAGCGTCGGTATACTCGCACCCGGCGAAGACGCCGAGAATGCGGTTACCGGCGGTCGCCGGGACGATCAGGCCAGCGGTGCCCATCTCGATCGGTTGGTTGCAGTAAATTGTCGTGCCGTAACCAGAAGCGAGACCACCTTTAATGATCTCATGCTGGACGGGACGACCCGATTCGGTCCGCACGGGGCGGAAACCGAAAGGAGCGGCTGTATCAGCCATGGTGGGGTCTCCCTAGGTTTCAAACGTCGGTTTCTTGGGCACCTTGCCCAGTTCCCTGATCGCCGCACCCACCATCACGTTCGAACCATACTCGGTTAGCTGATCCTCCATGGCCCCGACATCCTGGCGGATGGCTTGCTCGGTACCAATCGGCTCGTTGTGATGCACATGCATCATGTAAGCCTCGTAGATGTCCTGCGGAATCTTGAACAGGACCATCTCCCGGATCTGCACGCCGTTCGCGAACTGACCTTCCTTGACCTTCCCGAACTCAAAGTCGGGGCCGACCTCGTCGGCAGTGACCAATTCGTAGCCCATCCGCATTCGGTTCTGGATGGAGTCCTGCACGTTGGTTGTACTCAACCAGCACAGGTGCCATCCGTCGATCTTTGGGGGTTCCGGCAGAATGTCGAAGTTCATCGGGGTGATCAGCGTCCCAGTGTTATCGTCACGGGTCGCCCTTGGATCATCCCCACCTCGTTTTCCCGCCCTACGGGACGACCGGGGGTCGTCGTCGGTTCGCTCTCGCCGCATCGCGCGCCTTCCGCTCTTCGGCTTCTCGTTGAGGGGTGTTAAATCCTCATCTCCGCCGCCGGTCGCGCGCTGTTGCGGTGGCAGGCCGTCCTCATCATCGAAG